GACCAACAAATTACTTATGGTTTTAGTAATACTATTATTACGGAAATTAAACCCTTCTCTGAAGCTAAGGATTTCAACGGTCAGGGCATACAGGAGCTAAAAGAGAAAATAAAAAAATCCCTCATCATGAACCACCTCAATGCAAAAAACTGGCCTTTTCTTATTTTAGGAGAACACCCTCTTATAATTACGCCCGGTAAACGCCTACTTGCAGGATATCAAGTTATATATGATGAGATGAAGTATCGTTTGAAGCCTGCGTATTGGGTAGTACCTAAAAAAGATTCCTCTCTCGTGGATTTACATGTTCCTACAGCCAATAAAGATCTCTCGCTCTTTTTCAAATTCAAAAATGATGAAGCATCTGTTGACACACCACCTCCCCACCTAATAAAAAAAATTAACACTAGGTGGAATGAAGCCCAGAATCACCCTGCAATAAGAAGCAACTCACCTTCTGCCAAAAAACCCTTACCTAAACATGGAGGGTTGTGCGGGGATTGTTTTTGCCGCTCAGTTGAGGATTGGAAAAAACAACTTGATATCCCTACAGTAGACTATAAGGTAAACCTTAAATACTGTTCTGTGTATGGAAATATAAAACTATACAAAATTTCCCTGATGGGCACATTTATTTATTTGCGAGACCACAAAGCCCCCTCTGGTAGAGACCCTAGATTTGAAACAATAAAAGAAACGCACGACACATTGGGCTATGCAACTCCCGATAGCAGAAATCCAGCAATTAAAGCTCACTTTGCAAACTCTCATAATAAGAAGAAAAAAACATAACCTATGCAAACAATAATTTTAGGCCCACCTGGTACGGGGAAAACAACTCGACTCTTGCAATTAGTAGAACAATATTTAGAAAAAGGAGCTCTTCCAAAAGAGATTGGATATTTTGCATTTACTAAACGTGCAGCAAATGAAGCCATCAATCGTGCATGTGTTAAATTTAATTTTGAAAAAGATGAATTAAAATATTTCCAAACACTTCACTCTTTTGCTTTTCGCACATTAGGAATAAACAAAGATAAAGTCATGAACAATGGACACTACCGACATTTTGGAAAACTTATGGGAACTCAGGTTGAATATGCTTCACACCAATCCGAGGAAAGTGATTATTTTTCCTCTGATTCCGAATATTTAAGTATTATAGAATTAGCGAAAGCGAGAGGAGTGAGTACACGTGAACAATTTGATCAAAATGAACACGCGGGTGATGTTGAATGGCACTTATTGGAAGCAATTGATCGCGGCTTAAAGCAATACAAACTAGATTATGGACTCCTAGATTTTAGTGATATGCTCACGCAAGCCATTGAAAACGCTACATTTCCTCGGTTCAAAGTTATCTTCATCGATGAGGCACAAGACCTCAGTCACCTCCAATGGAAATTGGTTCAAAAACTTACTCAACATTCAGAAGATGTCTATATTGCAGGTGACGACGATCAAGCTATCTTTCGTTGGGCTGGTGCGGATGTCGAACATTTTAGAAAATTAAATGGTCACATCGAAGTTCTAAAAAAATCATACCGCGTACCACAAGTGGTTCACGAACTTTCACAAGTTATTGTTAATCGCATTGAAAAACGCAGACAAAAAGAATGGTTGCCTCATGATGAACTCGGTGCAATTTATTATTATAATAATCATGAAGAAATAGATATGAGCAAAGGACAGTGGCTTATTCTTGCACGCACAAATTATTTACTTGAACCTTTTCGTGATCGGTGTGAACAGGCAGGGTGGTTTTATCAATACCGTCATAACACTTCCGCCAATCCACAACTTCTAAAAGCAATTAGGAATTGGACCAAATGGAAACGTGGAGAGATTCGATTACCCTATTCAGATATTAATAGTATCTATAGTTATATGACTGTTGCAGGTGGAAAAATTAAACATGGGTATAAACAATTAAAAACAATGGATAAGGACAACGAATATAATTTTAAGGAATGTTTGAAGCATTATGGATTATTGACGCAAGAGGAATGGTATGAAGCGTTTGACAGTGTTACCGACAGGCAAAGTGAGTATATTCGCGCTATGCTTCGTAATGGTGAGGACTTGAAGCAAGCGCCAAGGATCACAATTTCTACAATTCATGCAGCAAAAGGTGGCGAATCAACAAATGTAGTTTTACTTCCTCAATTAACAATAATAACAGAAGAAGGGTTTCATAAAAACCCTGATGATGAACATCGCTTGTATTATGTTGGTGTTACGCGCACAAAAAAAACTTTACATATTGTAGAGCCGGAGAATCCTGAACGCACATACCATATATGAAATCACTTAAAAAACAAATCAAAGGAAATCACTACTTAAAATTTAAAATTCAACCTGCTGAATTTATTAATAAAAATGGTTTGCTATGGGCAGAAGGTAATGTTATAAAGTATGTATGTCGGCATCGCGACAAAGGACACGCAGCCGATATAAATAAAGCGATGCATTATTTAGAAATGATAAAGGAGAGAGACTATGACGAGTAGACAAATGCAATTTAAAAGTTTATTTTCCCCTCCTCCAGAATGGGTAGTCCCCGCTCAATTTCCAAACCTCACCAAAGAAGATACAATAGCCATTGACTTAGAAACATACGATCCTAACTTAAAGATCAAAGGCTCCGGTGCCATTATTCAAAAAGGACGCATCATTGGCATTGCTGTTGCATCAGAAAATTTTAAAGGCTATTACCCCGTGGGCCATGAAACAGGAAACGTGGACACTGAGCGTGCACGTGCATGGCTCCAAGCAATATTGAATTCCCCCGCAACGAAAGTTTTTCATAATGCGATGTATGATGTCTGCTGGCTCAAAGGATCAGGGTACAAGGTTCAAGGGCCAATCGTAGATACTATGATGGCCGCTTCTGTTATTGATGAGAACAGACGCAGTTATACACTTGATGCATTGGGAAGAGATTATCTTGGGAAAGGAAAAAATGAAAGCGGATTAGTTGAGGCCGGCAAAGAATGGGGCGTAAATCCTAAATCAGAGATGTATAAACTCCCCCCTCTTTACGTTGGGGGCTATGCGGAACAAGACGCAGATCTTACTTTTAAACTATGGAAACGATTACAAACAGAAATTAGTGCACAAGATCTCACCGACGTTTTCAAATTAGAAACCGATCTTTTCCCATGCCTCGTGGATATGCGTTTCCAAGGAGTTCGAGTTAATGAAGTGAAAGCCCATCAATTAAAACGATCCTTAGCTGCAAAAGAGGAAAAGATATTAGTAGCCATTAAAGGATTAACTGGACTGAATGTAGAGATATGGGCTGCACGTTCTATTGCCAAAGCATTCGATAAGCTTAAACTACCTTATGACAGAACAGAAAAATCAGAGGAACCCTCTTTCACCAAAGGCTTTCTTTCTAATCACCCCCATAAACTCGCACAACTTATTGTAGCAGCACGCGAGACTAATAAGGCCCACACTACTTTTATTGATACTATTCTTAAACATCATCACAATGGACGTATTCATGCAGACATTAATCAGCTACGCTCAGATGATGGTGGCACAGTCACGGGAAGATTTTCATATGCGAACCCCAATTTACAGCAGATTCCAGCCAGAAATAAAGACTTAGGGCCATTGATTCGGTCCTTATTTATTCCAGAAGAAGGATGTAAGTGGGCTGTTTTTGATTACAATCAGCAAGAGCCCAGACTAGTTGTACACTACGCATCCCTTCAAAGACTTGTGGGAGTGAGTGATGTTGTTGAAGCTTACCAAAGAGAAAATGTAGACTTTCACCAAATAGTGGCAGATATGGCTGATATTCCACGGGCACAAGCGAAAACTATTAACTTGGGATTATTTTATGGAATGGGGAAAGGAAAATTAGCAGCAGAACTTGGTATTGATAACGAACGAGCTGAAGAATTATTCAAACAATATCACGAGCGCGTACCATTTGTTAAACAACTAACATATGCAGTAGCAGACAGAGCCGAATCATCAGGAGTGATCAGGACTCTAGGTGGTCGCCGTTGTAGGTTTAACATGTGGCAGCCACGTTCTTTTGGAATGCATAAGCCTTTGCTCCATGAAGAAGCTCTTAAAGAGTATGGCCCAGGGATTAAACGTGCCTTTACCTACAAGGCTCTTAACAAACTTATCCAAGGATCAGCTGCCGACATGACTAAAAAATCTATGTTGGATCTTTATAAGGAAGGTATTGTTCCTCATATACAAATACACGATGAGTTAGACCTTTCACTTGAAAATGAATCCCAGGCAAAAAAGATTATTAATATTATGGAGAATGCGGTAGAATTAGAAATACCTAACAAAGTTGATTATGAATCCGGCGACAGCTGGGGAGATATGCATTGATGCGTGCCCACACACAATTATTTTTGATCTTGATAATATTATTTTATTGTCACGCCGCTGGTATTTTATGATTAAACTGCCAAAAAAGCGTAACCCTATTGCCAAGGCACTCATTGACTTTAAACACAAAGTGTATAAGGATAAAACTAAATATGACCGAAAAAAAGAAAATAACCAGTCTGACAGCTGACGAAAAGAAGCAGTTGTTAATAGACAGATTCTTAGGATATGGTGATGATACGCACACATACACTAAGTCTCTGGTCGTAGGGGACTGCCCGAAGTGTAAGGAGAGAACCAACTTGGTTCAGCTTCCTGAGAAAGCTCCGGCTGTTCTCTTTCAATGTACACTCTGTGGAGGGTTACTTGAACAAAAGAAAAATGGAAAAATCACGTATGATGTTATTGGGGAAGCACATGTTTCTATTAACAAGAATGCACCACCAGACTATCTATATTTAAATGAGCCGGAAGAAATTTAGAAAAGATATAATTGTAGCCCATAGACCAACAGTAAAGAAGACAAGCATAGGACAGTCTACAAACACTTCATTATGTATGATGAACAAAAAGAAACGACATAGCTGGAAGGCTTACCACAGGCAGGGACGATGATACAACCAACACTCTTATTTAAAGTTGAAGGCTACGCCTTTAAGAATGGAGAAGCAGAAACGCACAGGGAATCCCTGAGTGCATTCCTGCGTGAGATCCGAGAAAGTTCAGCCCGTGGGTATGATGCCATTGATTCACACACATCACCGGAAATTAAAGCGAATCTTTATGAGAGTGATTTTGGTCTTTTTAAAAAGGAACATGCAGGACTGGATCAATTAAAAAGATTTATTGCAGGCTGTATGCTTAAAGTAGCTAAATATAATAACCCGGCTGTTGATGAGAAAAAACTTGATCTTAATTTTTTAGAGAGCTGGTTTCATATTACCCGTAGCGGAGGCTATCATGGACCACACCGTCACCCTAACTGTGCGTGGGGTGGACTCTATTACGTGGATGTAGGGGATTCGACCAAGGACAACGGATCTAACACCTTCTATAATCCACAAGAGGCTCTGTGTACAGATGTAGCCTCACAGTCACATACAGCAACCAGCATTACACCCCAGAACGATCATTTGTTTATATTCCCCTCATACCTCTTGCATGATGCAAAAGTGTATCAAGGCACAAAAGAGCGCATTGTAATTTCTTTTAATGCTCTCTTAACAGAAAAAGAGTAGTCCCCGGGGGAGGAGACTACTCATAAGAAAGGAAGTAGAATATTATGTGTTTATTTTTAAAGGATTATTTTATTTTGTCAAGAGGCTTGACTATCCTACAAAAAAGTATATATTAGTGCAATGGATAATGATAATAAAGGCCATACTCTCGCTCACGATGTCCAAGAATTAAAGCTAGAAATGATGGCTTTAAAGGCTGAATTAAAGAAAGAAAAAGAACTGACTACACGAATTGGTCTTTTATTGATGGATCTTAAAAGGACAGTCGAGAGTGCATTAACAACAATAACCAAACATTAAGGAGGTATACAGGGTGACAGATATTAATCTATATAAGAATATTACAATTTCTAAGAATGCGTATAAGAAGTTAAATATTTTGACAGAAAATATTCTACCACATACACGTTTGTCCAAGAGCAAAACGGTAGAATCGCTGATTGATGACAAGTTTGCGAAACTTAAAAAGTCTAGGAAACTCAAAGTCAACGGCGGTGCATAGTGGAAGAATGGACATTGCAAGATTTACAAACAATTGTAAGATTGTTAAAGTGGTGTCACGGAACAATAGGCCATTACGATATGATGGAGTGTGAAAAATTAATTATTAAAGCTGAGCGGATGCTCGAGCAAAGGAGAAGAAATGTCTGACCAGAAAAAAAGTCTTAACGTAGGACTCCATATGGTTAAACCATTTGGGCCTGTTGTGATGCAGGTGAAGATGGAACCCGAGTATGTTGACTGGATTAATAAGTACCATGACACCGTGCGTGCAGATAAAATTAAAAATAAAGAACTTGATTACTCTCATGCGTTAGTTGGCAATGTCGAAAAAGAAATAGAAATTCCAGGAAAAAATTTAACAGAAGTGATGCCGGGAGGTAAGTTACCTTCACTCGCTGAATATCTCAGCAAGTTAACTGAACAATACATTCAGCGTGTTGATAAAATGCAAACCCAGGATCCCGTCTCAAGTCTTACCAATCAAAGCCATGTTCCATTTGAGAAAGGAATTAAAACCGGTGGACCTAAAGAACTTCAACTTGTTACTGTAATGTCCGCATGGACCGTTGCGCAATACAAAGGAGATTATAATCCTGTGCATAAACATCATGGCACCGTCTCGTGTGTGACCTGGACCAAGGTTCCCGAGTGTATTGAAAAAGGAAATGAACGTGATGAAGCTGGTTTTTTTGTACTCATGGATGGATTCAGATCGAATCTATGTGCAAATCTTTATGCCATCAAACCACAAGTGGGACTGATGTTATTCTTTCCCAGTTGGTTACACCATGCAGTCTATCCGTTCCGCGGGGAAGGAGAGCGGCGCTCGTTTTCAGCCAATCTCTTAGCCGTTCCCAAAGAAGAGAAAGACCTACTCAATCTAGGGGTCTTTATTTTAGACAAGAAAACATTAGAAGAACACGTAGCAAAGAAAAAAAGAAGAGAGGAAGAAAATGCACCCAAGAGTTAAACGCTTGGCTTTAATTTATCCACGCGTTAAACTAGAACCTTTAGAGGGATTAGACGAAGCTGTTATTGGAATAGCTGAACGTCAAGATTTTACTCCTACCCTCTGTTACTCGGTCGAGAAGGCAGCTAAAATTATTGAAGCCAACTCACCACCTGATATGACATATGAGAAAGCTATCCAGTTTATTAAAAAAAACTACATGGCAGACTTTAGAGGACCTCAGAGTCCTGTCTGGGTAACGGAGTTCAAACATGATTAAAGAAGCACTCGTTAGTTTTTGTCTTACCTTTGCTCCCGTCGAGCACGCCAGTGTTCCCTCTGAACATCAACTCATCTTTGATATCGCCAAATGTGTTAAACAATACAATGAATACTCCAACACACTCGACTTTCCGGTGGTTCTAGCTGCAGCACAAGCCATGCATGAATCGAACTGGGGGTTGTCGCGCTTTGCACGGGAAGGAAATAATTATTATGGAATCAAGACTTGGGATCTTACACGGCCTCACATAAAAGTTCAAGGAATGGAAGATGCAAACTTTGGAATGCGTGCATATCCTAATTTGTGTTTCTCTGTTGCCGATTACATGGAACTTCTTTTAACATCTAAAACTTATACCTACTTTCGTGAAGTCTTAGCGCGTGGTGACTATACATGGGAAGAATTACTCGAAGGCTTAGATGACTATGCAACGGATGCGGAGTATCGCAAGAAAGTAATTAAGATGATTTATAGAATACAGGAGATTATGGATCTTGCATATGGCTAAACCTCCTAAAATAGAATTCGTTGGACCTTATGATTTCTCACCATCCTATGCGGTGCCTGATGATTTCTCACAATACCGCTTAGCGGGTATGGAAGAGAAGTATCAACTGGCTGGCATGCGTATGCTGGAACTGGGATTCCAGGATGAAGCAGAAATGTTTTATAAAAAAGCCCATGACTTAAACCCTAAAGCCTTTGCACCCGCCCTTAATCTTGGAATCATTGCAGGCAAGAAAGGCAAGTATGTGGAGGCATTTAAATTTTTAAATGTTGCCAAGCTGATTGATCCTCTCCGTCCAGAGGTGCTGGCTAATATTGCAGACATCTATATGCAACAGAACAAAAATGATAAGGCTTTATATTTTTATGAAAAGTGCTTAGAGATTAAACCTAATTTCTATGTCCTTCGATCTTATTATGCTCTCTGCCTCTTAAAAGTAGGTCGATTTGAAGAAGGCTGGGAGCAGTACGAGATCCAGCGTGATGTCGAAGAGCGCCCGTATACGTCGCCCTATTGGACTGGACAAAGGCTCAAGGGTAAGACGATCATTGTCTATTGTGAAGGAGGCTTTGGTGACTCGGTCATGATGGCGCGCTACTTACCAAGGCTCAAGGACCAAGGCTGTAAGATTCTCTTATGTGCAT